TGGTTTCACTGATATATCCATAATAGTAAATGTAGAATAGTCTATTCCACGACCTTTAGATACATCAACAGTGGTGATATATGTGTGTCCTTCTTTAGGTTTCTCATATACTTTAACACCGTCTTTATTCCAATCTGGTTCCTTTGCCATTAAACCTAATAATGTATTAGAATTTATAAGAGTATTACCTGTTCCTAAGAAACTATTACCATACTCTTGTTCAAACTGTGCCTCTGATGTATTTGCAATCGTCTCTTTCTTCCACTCGTCATCTCTTCCTGGTACATCAAACCAGTTAATAAGAAAGGATTTATACTCTGATTGGTTATGAACTGCACTCTCATATATCTTATAGAACATATTACCCACACCATTTGCAGTAGAAGTAATGATAACCTTTGAATCTTTACCAGATGTGACAACAGGATATGTTGCAGTATAAAATGTTTCTGCATCTTCAACGAAGGCAAACTCGTCAAGATACAAGAGGTTAATAGACAAACCACGAATACTGGAGGATGAAGTTGCCGCTGCAACAACTTTTGAATCATTTGCAAATTCTATGGACCCTTTGTTAAGTATTTTTACTCCAGGTTGTAGGAAAAAGGGAACACTTTCCAACATGGTAACCATTCTTGCAATCATTTCTCTTGCAATTGCACCTTTGTTTGCCAAAACAGCAACAGTCACTTCTGGATTAAAGAGTAAAAACCATAATAGATACGCACAAGAAGTGATTGATTTACCACTCTGACGAGATGCAAGAACGATATTAAAACGATTTTCATCATAGTGTTTTATTAATTTACCTTGGTACCCACGAAGTTTAAAGGGTACCATACCCTCATCTAGTGAAATAATTTGTGTATAGTTCTCAATAAAATGACAAGGGTCTTGTGAACATTTCACATACTCTTGCATTTCCTGGTCGGTATACTTGGTTTCAATACCTGACCTTTTGACTAAAGTGTTACCTAAGTAACCTTCGTTTTTAGGTTGCACCATGTTTTAAACCCCAATGAGATACAGGTAGATGATTTGATAATTCATATTTACCATCAAATGTAAAAATCCAACCCAAATAATTCCATGTTTCAATTGACTTATAGTATTTTAAAAATTCTAAGTCTCCTTCCCATAGTACCTTTTTATAATGAATATTATTTTTATATACCCAATTTTCTTTTATGTCAGGATAGTAATCTTGCAAGAACTGTTTAGAATATTTTAAATGTTTATCATAACCTATATCTTCTGATGCTTGAATTGATTCTCCTCTGATATCTGATAGTTGTACTTTATTTGGATATAGTTTATCTATAAAGTTATGTTTTGATGCATACGCCACTAAATCTAGTATGTGTCCGATTTCTAACTCTCTATCTCCTTCTTCATAAAAGTTTTTAAGAAATCTCTTTTCAGACCAGAGTTCTGATGTCAACCATTCATGCAAATAGATATCACATTCTGGTAATTCTGTTTCTAGTAAATCACCATGAATATACTCTACTGTATCTCCTAATATCTCTTTCATTCTATCAATCAGTTCAGGTCGTCTCTCTAAGGCGTATACTTTCTTTGCACCATATTTTACGGCAAGATAGCATAGTATGCCTGAACCAGCACCCAAATCTATGACTGTTTTATCTTTGACATTATCTGATATCCAACTCTCATATGATGTATTTCTTTGGGAGTCGGTAAAGCAATATGCAGTTTTAAAGAACTGCACCTCTTTTGGCATTCGATTCATAATCTATTTGTTTTTCTTTAAGAACTTCTGCAATTCTGCAGTTGACCCAACATACAAATGATTGTGTTGAGTATTCACTTTCTCGTTCTCATCTTCAAGTTTTTTTAGTTTCTGTTGAACATCGATGAGTTTCTCTGCAGTCTCACCTACTGTTTTAATTAATTGACCTGCAACCTCATATGCACGAGGATTCTCAGTCTCTTTACAAACATCTAAGATTCCTTCGATTGCATCTTGCCCTCTTTCGACAAGACCATATAAGTTTTCTCTGGTATATTTGTAATCAGTCTCAATATTTTGAGACCTTTCTCTAGGAATTACAACTGCAGTGGTTTCTTTTTTGATTGAAGATTGAATGTCTAAGACATCATCTAATTTTTTATCTATATCTTTTGGCATAATTAAGCATCACTTGTGAGGTCTTCTGAATATGTAGTAGAACCTCCGTCATCATAAAAATTCACTGTTTCTGCAACTACGAATGTATCACCTGGGTCTACTGAACCAACGAATAACAACTTCGTGTTTGCATCAATAGTAATTGCATTGTTCAATACTATTGATAATTTATTACTTGCAATCGATGATATAGTAGGATTCGTTGTTAAGTTTGTACCAAATACTTCATCGTTTACACCTATCTTACTATTTATGGCACTTGCAAAGGTGACTGTGGTTGAATTAGATACTGCATTTGCAATCTCGTCAAAAGCAGGTTCATAGTGTTTGACTTCTTTAACAAGACCAGAACTATTGATAGATGTCGATGTAAATCCTTTATCATCATTAATGTAATCTCTTTCAATAACATTCTTAATAATCTTACCAGTATAAACAGGTCCGAAAAAGTATAGTTTCATATCAAAGTCTAATGAATACTCAATGAATCTTCTTTCTTCAAATCCACTCTCATAGTTATCTTCAAATGCAACCGTTTTAAGTGTGATTGGTACATCTCTGTAATCAGTCATAGAGTCAATCATTTTCATTGTGACTGTATACTCTGGTTGAAAATAAGGTATGATTTGTTCTACTATTTGTAGTGCATCGTTCATGTTCTTGGTCATGATACTGAGTTTAAAACTTAATGTATATGGTGCAGGATTATATTGAAATCCTCTTTTAACACCATCTGATTCTAAGGTACTTTTCTGACTTCTGATTAATTTGTTTTGTTGTCTTGATGCATCATATTCTATACCAGATAATTCGAACGCCATTCTAGGAAATGTCATACCTGTAATATTGCCATCTCTTTCTTTTGGGTCTACAGTGATTCTTTCTAACCACTTCTGTTTAGGACCATATGATATAGGAACAATTTGTTGACCTACAACAGTTCCGTCTGCTTTAATTTTTTTAAGTGTTATGTTATTGAACAGTGTTCCAAAAATAGACACACTTCTTTTGATTGTTTCATTATAAAAATAGGTACCAAACATTATGTGACCTCACCGAATGGGTTTGTTTCTGAGAAGTCTAAGTATCCATCTGCCTTGGTTTCAATGTCTGCGTTATCAGCACCAGTACCATCATTCATAGTTAGAATATCTCTAATACTTGCAACTGTATAAGATGCATTGTTAACTACACCAGTTATCGTATCACCAACCTGAATCGTTGTGGTGACATCTTTAACTGTAAGTAGATGTGTAGATGCTTTCCAAGAGGTGACCTCTCCAATCGTTGTACTTCCAATCTGAATTGCTTCATTCGCAGCGTAATCACCTGAACCACTTGAATCTAGTGTTAATTGAATTGTATATGCTTGTTGGTCTTCAACAATATCAATTGCATCAATATTTGTATCGAAGTCTTCTCCTGAGTAGTCGAACAATGTGCATTTGAGTTTAAAGACAAATAGTTTACCTATCTGATAGAAAGGATTTTGGTCTTCAACATATCTGATTTCAAACATAGAACCTGACATAGGAAAGTATACTAAATCTCCTTCATTGGGTCTAAGTGATGTGACTAAATTTGAATCTAATGAGATAAATCTTTCCCATGTACGAAGGGCAAGAGTAAATGTACATTCTTCTTGTGTTTGAATACCAAACTTGGAGAACAAATCTTCTCCTTCAAAACCTTCAACATTATCTAAATACATTTCTACAGAATATGCATCACCAAAAGATGATTGTACATCTTCTCCTAGAATAGTATCTTCTTCGACTATTTCTCTAGGCAGATAGTATGTTTCATGACCATAGAATCTAAGTGACTCAACAACTAAATCCTCATATAGATGTTGTTCAGTATTAACTGCATGGTTAAAAAATACATTTGTTGGCATAATATTATCCCATTAAGTCAATTGGCATCATATCAAAATTCAACCTTGACTCTTCTTCTAATCGTGTAATCTCTTCTTGTGCTTCAGTCTTCATCTGAGTTGCATCTAATGTCACACCACCTGGTAATGCAACACCTGAGAACTTAGATAAGTTTTCTCCCCATTGATACTTGACTAATGCAGTTGCATATTTTTTCAACCACATATCATTATAGATATCAGTCATGTCTGTAGGGTCTATTTTTCTATAACATTCTACGATGATGAACTCATCTGCACTTATATTTGAAGTGTCCATATCTAAGTATAGTCTGTTTTGATGTGTATTATATCTTATTGGTGTTTGTCCAACCAGTAAATCATCTAACATACTGATATGTTGTTGAACCATTGAATAGTTTAGAATGTTTGTTGATGTTAAATCATAGATATCATTAAGTCTCATTTGATATCTAAGGTCAAACATATTCATATTGTGTTTATCATTGAATGGAAATATGTTCATTACGGCAAGAACAAACTCTGGAAGAACGATATAATTCTGTTGTTCTTTAAATGCGGTGTTTGAGTAGTCGTGTGTTCCTGCTGGATTCGATGTTATACTCGTATTAGTCTTCATCTGAGTTAGATTAGAAGATGTAAGTTGGTGTTTCAGATATGTTTTGATAGAACCATCGTAATGATACTCCTGAAAGTATTGCATCGCTTCATCTATTCTATCATCAAACTGGTCGTCATCGACATTGATTTCTAAAACAGGCGCACCGAGTCTTCTTTTTATGTATTCTTTGAAGGTTGCTTTGCTATTTGGTTTTGCCATAGTAATATTCCATTTTAAGGTCTATTACTATTTATACAGATACTATTCTTGGAAATAGGTTTTACTCTGAAGTCTGTCTATCTTCTCATCAATTCTTTGAAGTTGTCTAGCAAGTCTTTCCATATCTTGTTCAATCTCTTGCCTGGTTACATAATCTCTTGCCACTTCTTCTCTTGTTTTGTTGACTAGTATATCAAGTCGTTTCTGTTCTGAAAGAACTGACCTTACAAGAAACCCTAACGGTGCTAATACTACCGTTATGAGTATATTCCAAATTACATGTGCGTCGATTATTAATTCCATACACTTATTTATGGAATATTATTCTTCTACAGTCGAAACTTGAAGAAGTTTTCCATCTAAAGTTATATCAAATAGAGTTTCATCCCAACGAAATCCTTCAACATCTTCTATTTTATTATCACCTTTGAATTTATAACCCATATTAAATGATATACTATATCTATCCCTGTCTGTAGTGTTTGGTTCGACCATGTGAGTTAAACCACTAGGAAAGATATACAACATTCCTGTCTTAGGTTGAAAGTGTTCGTTGTCACTGAATCTAGGAGAATTAGGAAAATCACCCATAACTCTTGATGTATCTGACATAGCAACAAAATCACCTTCATCACCTTGTGCATCTATGTAAAAAGCACCTGACATCCAACAACCATTATGTTTGTGTGGTTTGTTCCAAGCACCCTTATCATTGATATTTGCCCATGAGTTATGCATATCGACTACATGGCCTTTATGTCTTTCTAAACCCCAAAAAGGCCAAACCTCTTCATAGAGAGTGTCTTTTATACATGACATCAATTTCATAAATGCTGGATTGGTATCACAACCATCATTTGATTGCCAACCTGTATCTGCATTTGATATCTTTCTACCTTTAGGGTCGTTTGACCTCATTTCATCCACTGTTCTTTTAAGTAGAGTCATATAATTATCGTCAAGTGCATTATATTGTGGGTCTAATAAATCTCTTATAAAGACCATTTGTGGGGCAATAAACTTAACTGGCATCTTTGTCTCCAAAGTCCATCTCTAGTTGTATTTCGTTTGATTCTTCACTGACATGCATAGGGCATTCAGGCGGTATTTCTAATTTGTTTTCTGCATTACCAAATAGTTTGCTTTTAGAAACATGCATACCTAGTTTTCTATAAGGTCCTAAACCACCATCTTCTAATAGATTCGATTCATTTATGGCTGCTTGAGCTGATTTCGATGTAATTGAACCATCATTTCTAACATCTTGAAGTTGTTTTTTCTTTTTATTCCTATCTTCTTTCAAGTCTCTATATTCTAAGTGTAAAGAGTGTGAAAACTTTGAACCTGACTCTTCTTTATATGGAGATGTGATATCTGAAAGATTATCTATGAAAGATTGTGGTTCTTTAATCTGTGCCGATGAAGACCATTCCTCTCTTCTAAATGGAATTATTTGAACAATTGGTGTTCCTTTCTTAATAATAAATGAATGGTCAACTTTAGGATAAAATATAATTTGTGCATTGTCCATGTTTAGATTAAACTTATCAGTATCAATTATACCTGGCCAAACACTAAAGTGTTGATTCTGGTGTAAGAATGGGTCTAAGTAAAGTGTAGAATAACCATCAGGTGTTTTTATATTCCAAGGATTTCTAAATTTAAATGCATCTTTTACTGGAAGTCCAGCCCTTTTCTCTGGTTCCATAGCATTACCAAATTGTGTATCTGGATGACTTGATGAACCTATTTTCTTTTGTTCATAAGACCAAGCAGATGTTTGAGTTCCACCATCAGAATTTAAATCTTGACCTACTTGAACTACGATATCTGTTTCTGCAACTAGATAATACCCCATAGTCAACCAATCCTGCATAGCAGGACATGCTCTGCTAGTCTGTTGTTTATCACCTCTGACTATCTCATTAATTCTCATCTTTTTCCACCATTCAGGTTGAACTTTAGATGCAAGAATAGGTTTACTATATTTAAGAGTATTGGGGTTGTATGATGTGAATTCAATCGTTGGCATTATAAAAGTGGTACCTTAGGGAATTGTGTATTATTATATTTTAGATATCTAGTGTTTTGGTCTTTGACCAGTTCAATCTCGTCTCCTCTTACCACCAAAGATTTTCTGTCCATATATCTCGCTGATTCATTTGGTGCATCGGCACCATGTGGTATTCTTCCATCAAATATAACAAGTCGATTAGGAACAAACTCAACTTCGGCTACCTGGTGATTATTAATATGTTCTTGTCTTCCGTCTAAACCTTGATGTGGTTCATCAAACATTCTTAATGTACCACCCCAATTAGGATTCCAAAATGTATTTGGGTAATATAGAAATGATAAATTCCATGCATCATCGTTTGGACAATCTTGATGTATCGTTCCTGGACAACCTTGTGATTGCGAATTAAGACCTGCATATTGAAAACGAGTATATTTAAAACCAAACTCCGTTTCTAATCTTTCTATAAGATACTTTACAAAGAATGTATCTATTGGTTTCATATCTTGTTCTAATGCATAATTATCTCTAAAGAAAGATGCACCCCAAAAAGAATGGTGTGCAAGACCTGTAGGACTATTACTAGACACTTGGTTTGTCTTAGACCACCAACTACTTGTTGTTATGAGTCTATCAAAGTGGTGTTGAAGTTCAATTGATAACCAATCATCTAAGACATAGATATGCTCTAAAGGCATGTCCTGTATATGAAATGGTTTATCAATGTGAACAACTTGCATTTAAGATTGTCCTAAATCCACATGTCCTGTTGCCATTTGAGCTGCTGGTATTTGTCTTCGATAATGTTCAAAGTCTTTAAGTAGTTCTTCTTTAGTGCTAAAGATTTCATCACGAACTTGAAAGTAAATATTGTGAGTATTATCAATATACTCTAAAACTCTTCTAGCATTTCCTCTTGCTGGATGATTTGACCCTTCTCTGCCGGCAATTAGAACCATTTGCAAATCACGGAATCCATATACTTGAGCTACTTCTTCTTGTTGTTCTCTGATAACAAAATTAAGTTTTTCAGCATATTGTGTTTGTAGATTGATATCTTCTGGTGCTTCAGAATTAGAAATGTATTGTTCACACATTTCTTTCTCTGTATCATTTAAAGCAATGTGTTCATGGTCTTCGAATCTCTTTCCAGGAATCCATTCCATAATTTTTACTTCAATGTCATCATAGACGACAACATCAAATTCAAAACCTAATGCAGGTTTGTCGACATTCTCGAATGTGTATTCAAGTCCGTTTGGTTTTCTTATATAAAGGTTCTTGTTTTCACAAAATACCAATGCGTTCATTTGTTGATTCATAATTTATCCTCTCTTCAAATTATTTAGGTTGTCTCTACGAGTCTTAATTTTATCGTAATGAGATAGTCGTTTAATATTAGATGTGTCCATGTTATCTATCCAAGGACCACCTCTTGTATAATGATAACCAGAACAACCCCATTTGGTTTCAGGATTATCATATCCTTCAGTAAAGATGTAATGTTCAGGTATCTTACTCAATTTATCTGTCCATTCAAACTGATGCAACTGAGCACCTGTCCATGTATTAACAACCTCTGGTGTTAGTTTCTTACAATCTTCATGACCATTGTTAAATATCATTAATGAAGACCATAATTTACATGGATAGTCTATGTTTATTTCACCATTAAACTTAACAGAATCATGTGCATATTGTGGGTATTGAATACATGCAACAGCATTATCAGGATTCAAATAGTATAACATTGGTAATAGTGACTGTTCAAAAAGAATATCGTCATCAATAAACATACTAAACCCTTCATAATTCTCTAAGTAAGGTATTAAGAATCTACTGTATGTAAACGCAGTAGATTGATTTTTATACTCCCTATTATACTCTGGTATCTTTGAATAGTCAAGATACTTTATTTCAGGCATGAATTGATTTGTAGTATCACCTTGTGAGTATGTTGAACGAATACTCTCTTCTATTGAGAACTTTGTTAAATCTTCTATTCCATTATGTGTAGAATCATAACCAATGTATATATTAAATGGTTTTTGTTTTGCAAGTTTATGTACCTTCTTATTAAACTCATATACTTTAGGTCTGAAATCACCCACATTTGCAAACTCACTATTGACTTCTATAACTCCACCTGTTATAATAAAGGATAGATTATCTTGTATGATTCCTCTTTTTTTAAGTAGGTCTTTCCAATAATCTAAAAACTCATCAACTGTTGCAGGTTCTATCTCAGGAACTTTATTATGTGGGTCAAAGAAATGACATAACATACTAGGGTCTTGCATCTCTTCAATAACACCTGAACGAACTGAACCTGGATGAACAAAGAACTTAAATTTCTCATCTCCATATGTTGTATCTTTTAGAATAACTCCTTGAATCGGTGCCCATAATCCCTCTTCTATTATACTTTGAGTTAACCAATGTGCTTTTGCGGCGTGATAGTAGGAACTATCCCACATATTCTTTAGATTTATATTTGTTTTGTCATCTTCATCAACACCTACTCCGTGAGATTGTATATATCTTTCTCCGTTTGGGTCTTCTTCAGTTCTTACCACATTCGTATTCATTCCCATTGGAAACTGTTGTGGTGTAGGAGAACAAGTATAACCATGAGGTAAGAATTGATTATATGTAAGAGAGTGGTGTTTTAGACCATGCATTGTCACCATGTTGTTATCTCTTCTATCTTGCATCACATCACCATATGTGAATAACTTTAGAGGAGGAACTTTACCTTCTTCAAAGATTTTCTTCAGAATTAGATAACAAGGATTATGTTCTTTCATAACCCTATTTACATTAAGACTCCCTAAATGATAGTGTGGATTTTTGTCTCTTATTGCAAAAGCACTTTCAATACCATTGAAGTCAATAGGTACAATTGAGTCTACATCTTCAACTGTTTTAATGTCTATAAAATCGGGATTTTTTGCCATAGAATATCTGTATTAGTTTGATTAATACAGATATTTAGGTGTTATTTTATGAAGATACTGGAGATGCTGGCCAAGTTTGTGCTAAACTACCATCCCAACGAGCAACTGGTGTTCTACCTTGTGTAGCATATGTGAATGGACTTCTGTTCTGATAAGTGAACGGAGTCTGACCTTGTCTTGCATATGTTCCAGGTTGTCTATTCTGATAAGTGAACGGAGTCTGACCTTGTCTTGAATATGTAGTAGGATTCTGATTAGAATATGTGAAAGGAGTTTGTCCTTGTCTTGCATATGTTCCAGGTTGTCTATTCTGATATGTTCCAGGTTGTCTAGCATTGGCAATGTAAGGTTGTTGTGCAGAAACAGGGTTTCGATAAGTCGCAGGTTGTCTAGCATTGGCAATGTAAGGTTGTTGGCCATTTACAGGATTTCTATATGTAAATGGACTTCTTGCATTCGCAATGTATGGTTGCTGACCATTTACAGGATTTCTATATGTAAAAGGTTGCCTTGCATTCGCAATGTATGGTTGTTGTGCAGAAACAGGGTTTCTATATCCAGCAGGATACCTTGCATTGTAAGTAAACGGTTGCTGAGCATTACTAGGTGACTGAGCATTCGCAGGATACCTAGCATTATAGGTAAACGGTTGTCTAGCATTACTAGGTGACTGAGCATTCGCAGGATACCTGGCATTATAAGTGAAAGGTGTTCTTGCATTATAAGTGAAAGGTGTTCTCGCATTGTAAGTAAATGGATTTCGACCACTCGCTATAAAAGGCTGCCTTGCATTTCCTATTGCAGGTGCAAAATAGAATCCAATTGCCATGTTATTTAACTCCTCTTAATATATTCATATTCATTATCTCTGGTCGAAGAGTGGCATATAACTATTGAAGCCACCTCCGCCTCCGAATGGTTGATAGAATGGATATGGTGCCTGATACAAGAATGGATATGTAAACGGATTCTGAGCATTACCTGAGAATGGTTGTTGACCATTTGCTATATAAGGTTGTCTAGCATTCGCAATATACGGTTGTCTTGCATTCGCAATATAAGGAACCCTATATGTGAATGGGTTTCTGTATGTAAATGGACTTCTTCCGTTTGCAATGTATGGTACACGATAACCTACAGGATTTCTGTAAGTGAATGGACTTCTTGCCTGATATGTAAACGGTTGTTGACCATTTACAGGATTTCTGTATGTAAAAGGACTTCTATTACTGTATGTAAACGGTTGTTGACCATTTACAGGATTTCTGTATGTAAA